TCCTGATTTAGATTCTACTAATTGGGCTTTACTTGCATCTCAAGGTGCACAAGGTCCACAAGGAAATCAAGGTATACAAGGACCTATAGGTTTAACTGGCCCTCAAGGACCTATTGGTCTTACAGGAGCTCAAGGTATTCAGGGTATTACAGGTGCCACAGGCTCTGCGGGTCCAGTCGGTCCAACAGGAGCTACAGGTTTACAAGGTCCAATTGGATTAACAGGACCTGCCGGACCTCAAGGAATTCAAGGAGTTGCGGGACCTCAAGGGGCAACAGGTGCTCAAGGGCCTCAAGGACCAGTAGGACCAGCAGGTTTAAACTGGCAAGGTAACTGGGTTTCTATGGCTACATATGCATTAAATGATGCAGTAGCATTTGGAGGTTCTACATATTTTTGTACAAATCCTGCAGGTGTAACATCTGCAAGTGACCCAGCTTCAGATCCAGGTAACTGGGCATTATTAACATCAATAGGTGCTACAGGTCCAGCAGGACCAGCTGGAGCAGCCGGAGCTACAGGACTACAAGGAATTGCTGGACCTGTTGGTGCTACCGGTCCTGTTGGTGCTACTGGAGCTAGTGGCGCGACAGGTGCTACTGGCCCACAAGGTCCTACAGGAGCAACGGGTCCACAGGGTCCAATCGGACCTGCAGGATTAACTTGGCAAGGACTTTGGGATCCATCCGCAACTTATGCACAAAATGATGCTGTTTCTTTTGGTGGAGCATCTTATTTCTGTTATAATCCTGCAGGTGCAGGTCCATCTTTTTTAGATCCTCCATCTGATCCAGGAAATTGGGCACTATTAGCTGCTGTAGGAGCAACAGGTCCTGCCGGAGCTGCTGGGGCAACAGGAGCAACTGGTGCACCTGGTGCAGTAGGACCACAAGGTCTTGTAGGTCCCGTAGGACCTGCGGGTGCAACTGGTCCAATTGGTCCTCAAGGTCCAGCTGGTCCATCAGGTATTGCAACTCTAACTACAACTGGTACAACTGGTGTTGCAACTTTAGTAGGTTCAACTTTAAATGTACCTAACTACAGTTTACCACCGCAGTTTGAATATGATAATAGTAATAGAACTGTATGGTGTAATGGGACGGGTAATATTTCAAGTAATACACAGTTTGGAGAGGGTGCATTATCAAATATATCAAGTGGAACTAGTAATTCAGCTTTTGGACAGAGTGCATTAGCATTTGTTTCAACTGGAACTAATAATTCAGCTTTTGGTGAAGGTGCTTTAGGAACTCTTTCGACTGGCACATCCAATGTTGCTATGGGTAGATATGCCTTAAGAAGTACTACCAATGGTGGTTATAATACTGCTGTAGGAACTTTTGCTTTAAGTAATAATAATACTGGTTCAAATAATACAGCATTTGGTTATCAAACCTTATCTGGTAGTGCAACAGGTAGTAATAACGTAGCTATGGGTTCAGGTTCAGTATTAAATTCAGCATCATTAAGTGGATCATATAATATTGTAATTGGTAATGCAAGTTACCAAAATCTTACAACTGGAAATAACAACACAAGCGTTGGACATTTGGCAGGTCAAAATATGACAACTGGAGCCAATAACACATCTTTAGGATATAATACATTAGCTAATAATATTACAGGTTTAAAGAATACTGCAATTGGAGGTAGATCAATGGCTTCTGCAACAGGATCTAATAACACAGCAATTGGTTCTGATACTGATACTGGTGCATTTAATAACTGTATTGTAATTGGACAAGGTGCTACAGCTACCGGAAGTGGACAACTTGTAATTGGTAGTTTAGCAACTCCAGTAGGTCCAGTTGTACTTTCTACTGAAACACAAACACATTACTTGCCAGTAACTATAAATGGTGTAGCATATAAACTTTTATTAACCGTATAATAACCAAATAATATAATCATGGGAGCACTACCTGAATACGAAAATGTAGATAATGCACAGAGTGTAATGCCGGAGTATGGATCTCCACTTACACAAATGTGGCAATATCAAAACAGATCTGCTGATAAATTTCTAAAAGATGCCGGAGTAAAATTTGCTGCAAGACAGTATGCAAACAATGCAGCTGCTATAGCTGCTGGTTTAACAAAAGGAGATTTTTATGTAACAGTATCTGGTACAGATTTAATTGTTAAAATTGTAAATTAAAAATATCATGGAAATACTAACGATAGATAATATTTCAGCTCAAGTTTATACAATAAATAAACTTTTTGTTGAGAACAATGATTCAAAAGCAGTAGAACTAACTAATCTTTTAAGAATGTTATTAAATGCAGGAATTTATGATTCTGTTCAAGCTGCATATGAAGATGGTGTTCCTGTAGGAGCTTTTGTAGTTATTGATGACCGAGAAACTCCTGAACTAGAATTTAATGTTCAGATTGTAAGACCAGGAAGTATATAAATTAATTAATATTTAAAGTCATGTCAAATAGTATAGGAGACTTAAAAAATAGTGGTCTACAAGGAAATAACTGGCCATGGCAGTTTAGAGTTTTAAAAGGATTAGATAATATATATACTGGTATAGCTCAATACTTTGGTCCTCAAACAAGAAGTGCTAATATATTAAGTACTGCAGGTTCTGGAAGTATACCACCTTCTTATGGATTTTCTATAGCAAATGTTGGATCAGCTCCTGGTATAATGGATGGACAACCAATTCCTGCAGGAACAACAGTTAATTTTGATCCAGGAACTTTAAATAATACCATCAATGGTGTAAACTATGATGCAACAGGTACAACATTTTTAATCACTTGGTTATCATAAATAATGAGCACTGAAATTTATTTGCGTGGACCTGCAGCTACTAACTATGGTTTATTTGCACAGTTGGGAAATAGTCCAGTAATTACTGGTACAACAGCTGAGTTAACTTTAATTGATGGTGGAGTAGGTAGCTTAACAGTTCCAGCAAATGGATTTTCAGTTGGAGATACTTTCAGAGGAGACTTTGGTGGTTTACTGTCAGCAAAAAATGGTGATACAATTAGAATCAGAATTAAAACAGGATCTATAATATTAGCTGATAGTGGAGCACAAACCTTACCTGCTACTACAAATGCTGTTTGGTCTTTATCATTGGACTTTACTATTAGAGCCGTTGGTGCTGCAGGAGTAGCTTCAATTGTTACACTTGCTAATTTTTTAAGTATAAAACAATCTAATGGAACATCAGAAGGATTTGGTTTTAATACAGTAAACAATACAACCTTTGATACAACAACATCAAATACATTAGATGTTACAGCAGAGTTTAGTAGTACATCACCACTTAATTCTATTTACTCAGATATCTTTACATTAAATAAAATATATTGATATTGGTAGGAAATGAAAACAACACTTACAAAATTGGTAATTTCAGTAGGATACAGAGATATGGATCATTTTCTAACAAGTGCATTTCATCCTCAAATGGCTGGAACTTGTACAGGTGTAAGTGCTATTTTTGCAGCTATTGCTTATTATTTTAACACAGTGTTTGGAATAGTACTGCCAGTAGGTATTGGGATTGTACTTCTTTTTGGACTTGAATTCTATACAGGACTTAAAGCTTCTAAGAAAGAAGGTAAAAAATTTGATTCTGAACTCTTTGGAAAAGGCTGGTTTAAATTATTTGTTTATATGTTAATGATAGGAATATCTCATGCAATGGCAACTAATATAAAAATAAAACCTATCTTTGGATTCACTTTTAATATTTATGAATGGTTGCATTATGCTTTTTATAACTATGTAATTATTAATTTAATCTGGTCAAATCTAGAAAACTTTAAAAGATTAGGATGGACAGAGTATTCTCCAATACTCAAACAACTATCAAAATATATAAAAGATGAACCTATAAAACCAATAAATCATGAGAAAGAAAACAATTAAAGAAAGATGGAATAGTAAGACACCAAAGTTTTGGAAAAAAGTACAAAGGTGGGCTATTATTACAGGAGCAGTTGCAGGAGCAATTATAGCTGCACCAGTAGCATTACCAGCAGCAATTATAACAACTGCTACATATATCGCAGCAGTAAGTGCAACAGTAGCAACAACTGCCCAGTTAACAGTTGATGATTCTGAAATTATTGTAAATCCATAAATAATATAAAATGTCAAAGAAAGAAAAAAAAGTAGAAGACTTTGAGGTGGAAATAAAAACCAAAAAAGTAAATGTAAAGGCCAAGAAAGAAGGTCAAAAAGTTGATGTAGTAGTTGATACTCAAAAAGTTGATGTTGAAATTCACAAAGATGAAGAAAAGAAAGAATTCAAATTGGATAGTGAGAAACTTGATGTGAATGTAACTAAAACAGAAGAAGGTACTGTAGTTAATGTTGATGCTAAAAATTCTGCATTAAAAAGAGTAGGAGAATGGCTTGCTAAATTCTATGCTAAAAAATTTAATAAGAAAAAAAAATGAGTTCTTTAGACTTAAAGAAAATAAAACAAGTTCCTTTATCAGAATCTCAATATATCAAATCTGATATTAAAAAACTTCAGATTGTTTTACATCATACTGCAGGTAATTCATCAGGTCCTGGAGTAATTAAAATGTGGAATACTGATAATAGGGGTAGAATTGCAACATGTGTAACTATATCTGGAAAAGGTATATCTAAAGATACATATGATGGAGAAATTTGTCAGGCATTCTCATCTAAATATTGGGCATATCATTTAGGTATTAAACCAGATGTATTCCGTGCAAATGGATTGCCATATAAATCTCTTGACCCATTATCAATAGGAATTGAGATATGCAATTGGGGACCATTGACTTTGAAAGATGGAAAGTATTACAACTATGTAAATAGAGAAGTACCTATTGATCAAGTATGCAAACTAGATAGACCTTATAAAGGACATCTTTATTATCATGCTTACACGGATGCTCAAATAGAATCTGTAAAACAATTACTAGTCTATTGGAATAAGATATGGGATATCCCACTCACATATAATGAGAAAGATATGTGGGAAGTATCCAAGAATGCGCTGAGTGCAGTTCCTGGATTATATACTCACAACTCTTACCGTAAAGATAAGAGTGATATTTCTCCTCAGCCAAAAATGATTGAAATGCTTAAATCTTTATCAAAATGAAATTTAGAAACGGTTGGAAAAGTCATAAACCTAGTTGGAGAACAATTACAATAAGATGTAGAGTATCTCTAGTAGATATCTTTTCTTTAGAGATTGATCCTGCAAGAAATTTTTATGCACTTACTGTTTTAAATTTTACATTTAAAAATAGATAATATTACTTAATCTTCTCTAAGTAAGATAATCCAGGTATATACAGTACCTGGATTTTTTTGTTTAAATATATCTTGTTTAAACTTTTCTTGTATATTTGTGTAAACTAAAAATATATAAAAATGGAAAATCAATCTCAAGAAAAGGTATTTACACCTGAAGAACTAGAAATGAAAAGAAAAGAAATGCTTAATTTCTATAATGAATCTAAGCCGTATTTAACTGCACAATTAGAGCACGAGCAACTACTCTTTCAAATTGATGAAGTAAGATTTAAAAGAACAACTGTTCAAATGCAATATGCTATGTTAATGAATCAAATGGAAAACCCAGATCAATCAGAAGATGATGATTCTGACTTTCCAAATCCAGAGGAAATGCCTTCTCCAAGAAAGCTTAAAAAACAATAGAAATGGCTTTAGTAAATCAAGTACAGAAGAAAGTAGTAATGTCTAAAAAAGACGTTATTAAATATCAGATACTTACTCATTGTTATATTAATAAAATATCATTGAGTGATTCTGATTTGGAGTGCTTGACTTTGCTTAGTACTATAGGACCGATTGAATTATCAAGTTTTTGTTTTGAGGCATCAGATGAACATTTAATTTTTAAGTCAGAACAAACCGTTAGGAACTGTATAAATAAATGTGAAAAGAATGCATTAGTTGTAAAGGATCCGAAAAATAAAAAGGTAGTTAGTCTTAATCCTAATTTACAAATACAAACTGAGGGAAACATTTTTTTAGATTATAAATTTCTTGGAAGATGATTCCTAAAAAATCTACACAGTTATTCAAAGAGTTAGCAGAAGAACAAAACGTTCCTTTAGAACTTATACAAGATTTAATAGAGGAGTATTATAAGAATGTAAGAAGTAATTTAACAAGTCTTAGTCATCCTAGAATAAATGTTGAAGGATTAGGTCAATTTGTTGCAAGGCCAGGCTTAATTAAAAAATCAATTCAGAGATATAAAAAAGCATTATCTGATCATGATACATCAACCTTTAAAGCATATTATAATAAAAAAATGCTTGAAGAAAAAGTTGAGAGTCTTGAGAAGATAGATAAAAAATTAGATGAAACAGAATTGAAAAAAGAACAATTTAAAAAAATAAAAAATGAAAAACACGCTTAAACTAATTTGGGACAACAGAAAACAAATTATAGAAGGAATTACTAATAGTGTTGTAAGAGATGAAACAGTAGAAGAAATATCTAGACTTAGATATGACATCTGTGATAGTTGTTCAAGTAAAGGTAGAAAATGTGCAGTAAAAGGAACGGCACCTTGTTGTAATGAATGTGGATGTTCACTTACATTTAAAACTAGATCATTATCTTCTGAATGTCCACTTGGAAAATGGGGTGCTATTGCTACAGAAGAAGAAGAAACTAAACTTGAACAGTTATGAGTATTTTCTTTAATGCAAAAGATCATAGTTATAAGAGTTTAACTACTGAACCTGAAATAGCATGGTATAGTGTAACTACTGTAGTATCATCTTTAAAGAAACCATTTGATGCAAAAAAGACTGCTCAAAAAGTTAGTAAGAATACTAAGTCTAAATGGCACGGAATAGAACCTAAGATCATTGAAGAGATCTGGGCAAATGAAGCTAAGAGAGCTGTAGACTTAGGTACTTGGTATCATAACCAAAGAGAAGCTGACTTATGTTCTTTGGCATCAATAGAAAGAGAAGGTACAGTAGTTCCAATTTTTGCACCTTTACCTTTAAAAGATGGTATAAAATATGCGCCATCACAAAAACTAGAACCGGGTGTTTATCCAGAGCATATGGTTTATCTTAAGTCTGCAGGCATCTGTGGACAATCAGATCTCGTAGAAGTAGTTAATGGTAGAGTAAATATTATTGATTACAAAACAAATAAAGAAATTAAGATGGAGTCATTCAAGGACTGGGAGGGAATCTCAGAGAAGATGCTCCATCCTATTTCTAATTTGGATGATTGTAATTTTAATCATTACTCATTACAACTTAGTATCTATATGTATATGATATTGAAGCATAATCCTAAGTTATTACCAGGAACAATATACATTCACCATATTGTATTTGAAACTGAGGGTAAAGATAAATGGGGGTATCCTATTGCAAAATTAGATCTAAATGGAGAACCTATTGTAAAAGATGTTAACTTAATACCAGTACCATATTTATATGATGAAGTAATTGCAGTAATAAATCATATGAAAGATAGTCCAAACTTTATTAAAAGAAAATAACCATGTTTGCAAAATTGTTTGATATTCAAAATGGTGTAGTTGTTCCAACAGAACATTGCTACACATTAAAGGCACTTAAAGATGTGATGGATGAATATCCAGATGATCACTTAAAAATATACTTGTATTTATTCTACATGTGTTGCCCAAATCCGGATATGAATCCTTTCTTTTTTGTTCCAGAACAAGATAAAGAATTTATTATTCTAAAAGAGATTGAGGCAGAGTTCTCTACTGAAGATGAAACAATCTTTGCAGCATTAAAGTTTTGTGAAAGAATGTATGAAACACCTACATCTAGAGCATATAGAGGTATTGCAACTATGTTAGATAGATTAGGTAGGTATATGGAAAATACTCCTATTACACATGGAAGAGATGGTAACTTTAATTCTATAATTGCTGCAGCAAAAAACTATGAGGCAATAAGACAATCATTTAAAGGTGCATATAAAGATCTTCAAGAAGAACAATCAAGCAAAGTAAGAGGTGGACAAGGACTAGCATATGACATGTAATGAGTGAAATTTATCAAGACATACCAACCTATGATAATGGAAATTGGATAACAACCAGTTTCGAATCTAGAGATGAATTTAAACAGTTTATACTTAATGAAGTATTTAGTGAACCTGGAAAATATAAATTTAATAAAACAACAAGTGAACTATTTACTTCAGAGTCTACAAAGTTTAGAAGAGACGGAGTATATTGTACATCTCCCTTTAAGTCTAAAGACTATATAACATATTGGGATGAACAAAAAAATAGATGTAGAAAAGGTATACTAGTAAAAGAAGGAAATCTTACATGGTATGTCTGCAGAGAATACTACATGTGGTTAAACTTTTTACCAATCTTTGATAAAGAACAACAGAAGTTTGATTTTGCCAAAATTAGAGATGCTCAGTATCATATGGCTTTGTATGAATTATTAGCTGAGTTAGCATATAAACATGTTGCTATTCTTAAAAAAAGACAGATTGCTTCTTCTTATTATCATATGGGTAAACTTATAAATCAACAATGGTTTGAAGCCGGGGTTACTTTAAAGATAGGAGCAAGTCTTAAAGATTATATAAATGAGAAAGGTTCTTGGAAGTTCTTACAAGAATATGCTGCATTCTTAAATGAACATACTGCATGGTATAGACCAATGTCTCCGGATAAAGTCATGATGTGGCAGCAGAAGATTGAAGTAAGAAAAGGAGATAGAAAGAATGAAGTTGGTTTAAAAGGTACTATACAAGGTATGTCATTTGAGAAAGATCCAACAAATGGTGTAGGGGGTCCAGTAAAGTACTTCTTTCATGAGGAGGCTGGTATTGCACCAAAGATGGATCAAACATATGAGTACATGAGACCTGCAATGAGATCTGGTTTGATTACTACTGGTATGTTTATAGCCGCAGGATCTGTAGGTGATTTAGCTCAATGTCTTCCATTAAAAGATATGATTCTAAATCCAACAGCTAAAGATATTTATGCTGTGGAAACAGACTTAATAGATGATAAAGGTACAACAGGTCTCTCAGGTTTATTTATTCCAGAGCAATGGTCTATGCCACCACATATTGATGAGCATGGTAATTCACTTGTGGAAGATGCATTAAATGCACTTAATGACCAGTTTAAAATTTGGAAAGATGAACTTGCACCAGAAGAATATCAATTAAGAATCTCTCAGCACCCAAGAAATATACATGAAGCTTTTGCAAATAGAACTGTATCAGTTTTTCCAACTCACTTGTTAGCTGCACAACAAAGAAGAATAGAAGAAAAAGAATATGGTGTTGAGTATCTAGATATTTTTACAGATGAGCATGGTAAACCTGCTGTAAAGACAAGTAATAAAAGACCTATATCAGAGTTTCCAATAAATAAAAAGACAGAAGATAAAACTAGTTGTCTTGCTGTATGGGAAAGACCAGTAGACAATCCTACATTTGGAATGTATTATGCATCTATTGACCCTGTTGGTGAAGGTAAGACAACAACTTCAGAATCCCTGTGCTCTATATATGTTATGAAATCTTCTATAGAAGTAAATAAAGAAGTAGCTGGAGAAGTAGAAACATATATAGAACAAAGCAAAATAGTAGCATCTTGGTGTGGTAGATATGATGATATTAATAAAACTCACCAAATGCTTGAGTTAATTATGGAGTGGTATAATGCATGGACAGTTGTAGAGAATAACATTTCATTATTTATACAGTATATAATATCAAGAAGAAAGCAAAGATATCTTGTACCTAAAAGTCAAATTCTTTTCCTAAAAGATTTGGGAGCAAATGCAAATGTGTATCAGGAGTATGGATGGAAAAACACGGGTACATTATTTAAAGCTCACTTACTTAGTTATGCTATTGAGTTTACTAAAGAAGAATTAGATGTAGAAACAAAACCAGATGGTACAATAGTAAAAACAAAATATGGCATAGAAAGAATTCCAGATCCTATGCTAATAAGAGAAATGCAAGAATATAGAGATGGTCTCAACGTGGATAGACTAGTATCATTTGCAGCATTAGTTTCTTTTATGAAAATACAAGATTCTAACAGAGGATATTTAAAAAGACATATTAGTGATGATGCTTCTAAAAACTTGCAAAAGTCAGAAAATTTGTTTAAATTAAATAAGAGTCCGTTCCGTAATATTGGAACCAACTCTTCTTTTAATCCAAATAGTATTAAAAGATCACCATTCAAAAACTTTAAATAAGAGTTATGCAGGTATATAATGCAATGCAATTAAAGAAAGGAGCAAAAGTTGAACACAACCGATTGGGTAGTGTAACTCAACCTTTACAGTTTCTTCCTAAAAAAGAAAAGGATGAAGAATGGGCTGCTTGGAATTTAGATTGGTTAGAATGGCAAGGATTAAAACAAATCCGTAGAAATGCCAGAAGATTAATGAAAAATTATAAGTTGGCAAAAGGGGTTATAGATAGAACAGATTATATTGTTGAAGAGGATAATGAATATAGAGATATTATTGAATCACTTACAAAAGAAGATTCTTCAGCACTAGAATTAAAGTTCTATCCTATTATTCCAAATGTTATTAATGTTCTTGTAGCTGAATTTGCTAAAAGATCTACTAAATTAAATTACAGAGCTGTTGATGATATTTCATATAATGAAATGTTAGAACAAAAAAGAGCCATGATTGAAGAAACACTTATGGCAGATGCTCAAACAAAAATTATTTCTGCTTTACTAGAGCAAGGACTAGACCCAAATTCTGAAGAAGCACAACAACAATTAGCTCCAGAGAATATCAAATCTTTACCAGAAATTGAAAAGTTTTTTCAAAAGGATTATAGATCATTAATAGAACAATGGGCATCTCATCAGCACAAAGTAGATGTGGAAAGATTTAGAATGGATGAGCTTGAAGAAAGAGGTTTTAGAGACATGTTAATTACAGATCGAGAGTTCTGGCACTTTAGAATGATGGAAGATGATTATGAAGTAGAGCTTTGGAATCCTGTTATTACATTCTATCATAAGTCTCCAGATAACAGATATATCTCACAAGCTAACTGGGTAGGTAAAACAGATATGTATACACCATCAGATGTAATTGATAAGTATGGATATTTAATGGATGAAGATCAACTGGCTGCTTTAGAAGCAATTTATCCAATTAGATCTGCTGCCTATAATATTGGAGGTTTACAAAATGATGGGTCTTTCTATGATGGAACAAAGTCACATGACTGGAATACAAATATGCCATCATTAGCATACAGACAATATACTTCATTTATGTCAGGAAATGTATTAGATGGTTCTGATATTATTACACAGATACTTGCTGAAGGAGAAGATTATGTTGATCAAGGTACTGCTTATCTATTGAGAATAACAACAGGATACTGGAAGTCTCAGAAGAAAGTTGGACACTTAACTAAAGTAAATGATCTTGGTGAAGTAACAACAGAAATAATTAGTGAAGATTATAGTATAACAGATAAGCCACTTTATGATACTAGATTATTTAAGAATAAAACAAAAGATAATCTAATATTTGGAGAACACATAGATTGGATCTGGATCAATGAGGTTTGGGGAGGTATTAAGATTGGACCAAATATTCCTTCTTACTGGGGTATGAATAATCCTGGAGGGTTTACACCTATTTATATAGGAGTTAATAGACCTAAGATTGGGCCATTAAAGTTTCAGTTTAAAGGTGATAGCTCATTATATGGATGTAAATTACCAGTAGAAGGAGCAGTATTCTCTGATAGAAATACAAGATCTACTGCACTTATTGACTTAATGAAGCCATATCAGATTGGATATAACATTGTAAATAATCAGATTGCAGATATCTTAGTAGATGAGCTTGGTACTATTATTATGCTAGATCAAAATACTTTACCAAGACATTCATTAGGAGAAGATTGGGGTAAAGGAAACTTGGCTAAAGCATATGTAGCAATGAAGAACTTCCAGATGCTACCGTTAGATACATCTATCACAAATACAGAGAATGCATTAAACTTTCAGCATTTTCAAAAACTTGACTTATCTCAGACAGAAAGATTAATGTCTAGGGTACAACTTGCCACACACTTTAAGTCTCAGGCTTATGAAGTAATTGGAGTTAACCCACAAAGAATGGGTCAAGAGTTATCTAAAATGACAGCTACAGGTGTAGAGCAAGCTGCTGCATCATCATATGCTCAAACGGAAATGTATTTTATTCAGCATTGTGATTACTTAATGCCAAGAGTACATCAGATGAGAACTGACTTAGCACAGTTCTATCATTCTACTAAACCATCTACAAGGCTTACATATGTTACTGAGTTAGATGAGAAAGTAACTTTTCAAGTAGATGGTACAGATCTTTTAATGAGAGATTTAAATATCTTCTGTAGTACAAATGCAAATCATAGAGCTATTCTAGAACAATTGAAACAAATGGCATTACAGAATAATACTACCGGAGCTTCTATTTATGACCTAGGTAAACTTATTCAATCTGACTCAATCTCTGAGATAAACACAGTAATGAAAATGTCTGAGAAGAGATCACAAGAGCAGAAACAACAAGAAATGCAACAGCAACAGCAAATGCAACAAGAGCAACTTGCTTCTCAAGAGAAACAAAAACAAATGGAAATTGATGCTGCTGCTCAAAGAGATGACAAGATGATTCAGAAGGATATTACTGTTGCAGAAATTAGAGCTGCAGGATATGGTTCTATGGCTGACATTAATCAAAACCAACAATCTGACTTTAGAGATGCTATGAAAGAAATCCGGGAGACTGAACAATATCAAAGTCAAACAGATCTTCAGAGACAGAAGCAAAGTGATGATATGGTAAAGCATTCACAGAAGATGAACATTGAACAAGAGAAACTTCAAGTGCAACAAGATATAGCAAATAAACAGTTGGAAATAGCTAGAGTAAATAAAAATAAATATGATGCTAAATCTTCTGATAAGAAGAAAAAATAGACTTAGCTATATAGTGCAAAAAATTAATTTTTAAGTTTTAAATTTTCCAAGTTTATTTAGTATATTAAAGTATAACATAAAAAACCAACAACAAATGAGTGATCAAAACTTAAACCCTGATGAACAGGTACAAGACTCTACAACGGTAGGTCAGGTAGATGTAGATATTGATTCTCTTTTCGGAGCACCTGGTGCAGATAGCATAATGCTACCAGATGATGAGAAGGAGCCAGAAAAAAAATCTGTCTTCAAAGCAGAGAAGACAGATATGACGTTCTTTGACAACCCAGGAGCACAAACTAATGATGATAAATCAAGTGCTGCTGAAAAACAAGCAGAAGTTGAAGAAACTATCAACGAGCTAAATGATTTAATTATACAAGAAGAAGATGCTGGTAACAAAGGCAGACCTAAAGTAGATAAATCTGGCTTATATGATTTAGCAACTAAAATGATTGAGGAAGGATCTTTAGTACCTTTTGATGATGACAAACCATTAGAAGATTACACTACAAAAGATTTCCGTGAGCTATTTGAAGCTAACTTCCAAGAAAGAGAAAATCAAATTAGAGAAAATACTCCAAAAGAGTTTTTTAATGCACTTCCAGAAGAACTTCAGTATGCAGCTAAATATGTAGCAGATGGTGGTACAGATCTTAAAGGTTTATTTAGAACTCTTGCCCATGTGGAAGAGATGAGACAATTAGATCCATTAGATGAATATGATCAAGCAGAAATTGCAAGACAATATTTACATGCTACACAATTTGGTACTCCAGAAGAAATTGAACAGGAAATTCAAGATTGGTCAGAATTAAATAGGCTTGAACAAAAAGCTAAACAATTTAAACCGAAGTTGGATAAAATGCAAGAGGATATTGTAAATAGAAAACTTGCAGAACAAGAGTATAAAAAACAACAACAAGCTGAACAAGCTAAAGCTTATCAAGATAATGTATATAACACACTATCAGTTGGTGAACTTAGTGGAATCAAACTTGATAGAAAAGTTCAAAGTAATTTATATTCTGGATTAGTTCAACCAAACTATCCTTCAATTTCTGGTAGACCTACAAACTTACTAGGCCACCTTTTGGAAAAGTATCAGTTTGTAGAACCAAGACATGACCTGATTGCAGAAGCATTATGGTTACTTTCTGATCCGGATGGTTATAGAAATAAAGTAAGAGATCAAGGAAGTAAACAAGCTGTAGAAAAAACAGTAAGACAACTTAAAACAGAAGAAGGTAGAAAAAATACTTCTTCAAATGGTGTAGAAGACAGACCAGAACCGAGAAGTTCTTCTAAACCAACAAGAACAATATCCCGTTCAAATAATAATATGTTTAAACGGTTTTAATTAGTAACAATTTAAAAACAAATAAAAAATGGCAACTCCAGTTTTAAACAATGGTATATTCCTCAGAGATACCGCTTACAATGCAAGTTCCCATGTGGATTCATACCACTTGGTTAACATGCTGAAAGATGCTGAACCTATGGATTTAGGTCCAGTTGACTTATGGGCTATGGCTCAGAAAGTTGAAATGCCCCTTTACCAAATGTCTAGCTTTGGTGGCAAAAATGTAATCAATGTGGATAACCACAGAGGAGAGTATAGATGGCAGACTCCTGTATCTGTTGACCTTCCTTATATTGTTGAGGACATTGAAAGCCCATCAAGAATTCTTGGTACTGATGGTTCAACTTTCAAAATCAAAGTTAACAGACGTGAGTTTGGACATGGTGATATCATCACTTATGACAAATATAACGGGGTTGAGATGTACATTACAGATGAAGACATTCTACCTATTGGAGATGGATTTGTTTATACTGTACAATTGGTTAACAATGACAACTATAAATTTTTAGATCACAAGTACCTTACTAACGGAACCAAACTTTTCAGAAAAGGTTCTGCAAGAGGTGAGTACGGTGAAAGATTCTCTGACATCACTACAAGAACTGGTTTCCGTGAATTCTACAACTTTGTAGGAGGTGCTGAAGCTCACGTTCATTATTCAGTATCTTCTCGTGCTGACTTGATGCTTAAAGGTGGTATGAATGCAGATGGTACTATTCCAGTAACAGAAATCTGGAGAAACTTTGGTGCTACTAATGATCCATCTATTACATCATTAGAGGACATGATCAAAGTTATGGGTAAAGATAAAGTTAAAAGAGCATTTGATAATGGTGATCTTTCTAGAACTTTCTTAACTCAAATGGAAGCAGCTCACCTTTCTAAAATTGCAACTGACATTGAGACTTACTTAATGTGGGGACATGGAGGTAGACTTCGTCAAGATGGTGCTGATGACATGAGACTTTCTGTAGGTCTTTGGAGACAGTTGGATAACTCATTCAAAAGAGTATACAACAAAAATAACTTTACACTTGATTTGTTCCGTGGAGAAATCTACAACTTCTTCAATGGTAAAGTTGAGTTCCAAGGTCCAGATCCAAAAAGATCTCTAGTAGTTCAAACTGGTATGGGTGGAATGAGAATGGTAAATGAGGCTATTAAAAGAGAAGCAATTGCTTCTGGTCTTACTATCCAGGCTGCT